TAGATCTGATTTTTAATTAATATTATTGTAAAAAATATTTTAATCTTTGGGCTTAATAGATAACATTAGAACTTTTTTTATTGGTGATAGTTCTAAGAAGATAGATAAAAGGGGGTTAAGTTTAAATACAATCTTTCCTGATGCTGATGTTTTTGATTCTGATAAAGCATTAACTCTAACATCAGTTTGGAATGCAATCAGATTACTTTCTGAAAGTGTTTCATCTTTACCAATAACAGTATATAAAAAAGAAAATAATGGTGATAAAGTTGAGGATGTAAATAATAGAATTTACAATCTTATTAAATTTAAACCTAATAACTTTCAAAATAAAATAACATTTTTTGAGTATGTTATGTTTTCAGTTCTTACTGATGGTAATGCTTATGTTCAAATAGTAAGAGATAACTCAGCAAATCCTGTTCAACTCATTCCATTAAATCCTTCTAATGTTAATATATTTATTAAAGAAAATGAGTTGTTTTATCAAATGGATGGCGGAAGTGTTTTAGATTCTGCTGATGTATTACATATTAAATTGATAACAGATAACGGGATTGAGGGACTTTCACCTATTGATCAATGTGCTAAGGCTATCAACTGGAATCTATCAATTGAAGAATTTGGAAGTACATTCTTTAAGAATGGAGCTAAGCCAAGTTCAGTATTATCAACTGATAGGGCATTAAGTGAAACAGCAATTGAAAGATTAAAAAATAGTTTTAATAGTTCGTATGCAAAACTAAAAAGCTCAAACTCAACTATTATTCTTGAAGAGGGATTGACATTCAAGCCAATTTCTATCTCACCTGAACAAGCTCAGTTCTTAGCATCAAGACAATTTGGAATAGAAGAGATAGCAAGAATATTTAATATACCACCTCACATGCTAAAAGATTTATCTAAATCAAGTTTTAATAATATAGAAATGCAATCTCAAGAATATGTAACTTATACATTAATGCCTTATCTAACAAGAATAGAGCAAGAGATGAATCTAAAACTATTTAGAACAAACGAACTTGGAAAGACATTTGTTGAATTTAATGTTAATGGATTACTTAGAGGAGATGTCAAAACAAGAAATGAAGCTTATAAAACAGCAATACAAAATGGTTATATGAGTATCAATGAAGTTAGACAAAAAGAAAATTTAAACTCAATAGAGGGCGGAGATCAACATTTTATTCAAATGAATATGACTACAATTGAAAATATAGGAGATGCCAGCTTATAAATGTGACAATGGTAAATATAGATGGGGTGCTACTGGCTCATGTAAATATGATTCTAAGCAAGAAGCGGAAGATGATAATAAAGATTATTACCGATCATTAAGTGATATTGATTTAACACCAACTCAAGGAATGATTGATGAAGCAAAGAAAGGGCTTGAGTGGAGAAAAGAATTTGGAAGAGGTGGGACTGAGGTTGGAATTCGCACAGCAAGAATGATTATAAACAATGAACTTACTCCAGATAGAGTTACAAGAATGTTTAGTTTTCATTCAAGGCATCAAGTAGACAAAGAGGCGGAGGGCTACAACTCAGGAGAAAAGGGCTACCCATCTAATGGGAGGATTGCAATAGCTCTATGGGGAGGTGATGCTGGATTTTCTTTTAGTGAAAGGAAAAGAGAGGAAATAAAAGAAGAGGAAGAAAAAAGAGTTAGTGCTAAAATAAAAACAGCATTAGAGAATAAAAGAGATGAGCATAATGAAGAAATCAAAGAACTTAGTTTGGATTGGGATGGCTCTGTTACTTTACCAATGTTGGAAAAGGTATTTGATAGAGGGGTTGGGGCTTACAATACTAATCCTCAATCAGTAAGGCCAACAGTTAAATCACCTGAGCAGTGGGCCCTTGCCCGAACAAATTCGTTCCTTTATGCTATGAAAAAAGGTAAATTTAGAAGCGGTAAGCATGATACTGACTTGCTACCAAGTAATCATCCAGTAAAAAAAGAAATGGAAGAAAAAAATTTAGATATGAATATAGATTGTAATGATTGTTTTAGAAACAAAAGAGAATTAGTAGGTACAATGATAACAGATGGCATTGAGATGCCTTTGTTTAGTACAAAAGAAGAAGCTGAGAAAATGGCTGAAGAAATGGGAGGAAGCGGCTCACATATTCATCAATTAGATTCGGTTGATGTGTTTATGCCCTTTGAATCACATGAGCAGATAATGATGATAATGTCAGGTGATGGAGAGATGGAAGAAAACGCTTATAAGAAAAAAATGAAAAAAGATGAAGATGAAGAGGAAAAGTCTTTTAGAAATAATAATCCAAATGTAGAAAAAAGAACATTTAATCTTGAAAGTAAAATTGAAACAAGAGAGGTTGATGGTAAAGAAAGAAATGTTGTTGTTGGATATGGAAGTGTTTATAATTCCAGAAGTGAGAATCTTGGTGGCTTTTATGAGTATATCTCAGAGGGTGCTTTTACTGATGAGTTAATTAATTCATCAGATGTAAGAGCATTGATTAACCATGATCCAAATTTAATACTTGCAAGAAGTAAGTTTGGAGAAGGTACTCTTAAATTAAATGCTGATAATAAAGGTTTAAAATATGAGTTTGAGATTCCAGATACATCTTATGCAAGAGATTTATTAATCAACATGAAAAATAATAATTTAAATCAAAGCTCTTTTGCTTTTACTATTCCATCTGGTGGGGATGAGTGGAGTTCAGATGAAGCTGGTAATAATATAAGAACAATCAATAAAATAGATAGATTATTTGATATCTCTGTTGTTACTTACCCAGCATATAGTCAAGCGGATTCTGATGTAATGGTAGCACAAAGGGGATTGAAAGAATATAAAGAAACAAAGAAATTAGTCAAGCATTCTCTTCTTGGACTAAAAATTGAAATAAATAAGAGAAAATAATAATTAAAATTAAATTTAAATGAAAACATCAATTGAATTAAAAGAGTTACGTTCTGACATAATCTCACAATTGGAGAATATCAAAGATGTTGCTTCAACTGAGAAGAGGGACTTAACTGAAGACGAAAACAATCAAGTTGATGGATTATTAACAGAGGTTGATAATCTTGATACAAAGATTGAAAGAACTGAAAAAATGGAATCTATTAAAAGAAATAGTGCTGTTGTTTCAGGAGTAGAAACTAAAAAAGTAGAAAAGGAAGTAAGAGATTATTCTTTCCAAGATGCTTTGAATCAAGCTGCTACTGGTAGAATAGAAGGGCTTGTAAAAGAAATGGATCAAGAGGCAAGAAATGAATCAAGATACACAGGCCAATCATTTAAAGGAGTTGGTATTCCTTCAAGCATATTAACAAGAGCTGCGGTTGGTACTTCTGCTGGTAATGCTACTGAAGTAATGGCTTGGACTGATCAATTAGAAGCTAATCTTGTTTTAGCAAGTGCTGGAGCTAATTTTTATAGTGGTGTGAACAATATGAAGTTCCCAGTTTTTTCTTCTATAAATTCTGGCTTCGTTGCTGAAACTGGTGGCTCTGCTCCAGCGGCAAATGGAACAGCTACATCATTAACATTAAGCCCCAAAAAGCTAATATCTATTGTAAACGTATCAGCTGAGGCTGTGACTCAAAACGCATCTATTGAAGCGGCATTGAGAAGAAACATGGCTGCAAGTGTAGCTGCTACAATGGAATCAGCTTTCTTAGCTAATGATGATGTAAGTGATGCTCCAACATCATTATTTAAAGATGCAACATCTTCAGCAACATCAGCAATTTCAGTTGCTAATGTTCAGAAAATGGAAACTGATTTATTAGCTGCAAGCGTTTCTTTAGAGGGAGCAAGAATGGCTTACATAATGAATCCAGCGGCTTACTCTGATGTTAAATCATTAGCTCAGGTTGCTTCTGTTTCTCCATTATATGATAATGCTGATAAAAGATTAAATGGATATTTTGCATTTATTACATCTAATCTTAACTCAGGTGGTACTGCTTCAAAAACTGCTGCTTTATTTGGAGATTTCTCTAAAGTACATATTGCTCAGTTTGGAGGTTTAGATGTTATTTATGACATTTATTCAGGTGCTGGAACTGGAGAGCCAAGATATGTTCTTACATCTCTTGTAGATGCTGGAGCTGTACAGGCTGATACTTTCCACAAAAACTTGGAGGCATAATAATTAGTATTAATTAAAGGGGTGGTTTAATACCCATCCCTTTTTTTTTAAATTTAACCATGAGAGCATACAAAGTAGTAACACCAGCAACAGATAACCCATTAACATTAACTGAGGCAAAAACTCATTTAAAGGTTGATACAACAGCGGATGATACATTTATCACTAATTTGATTAAATCAGCTACATCATCAGCTCAAGAATATACTAATAGATTTTTTATTGCAACTACTATTCAACAATATGGAGATAAGTGGGAAGACATAAGTAATCTATTTAAATCACCAGTTGCAAGTGTTACTAATATCAAATATGTTGATACATCTGGAAGTTTACAAACATTAAGTACAGATGTTTATTTTGTTGATGATGTAAACAAACCAGCAAGAATAGGATTAAAACCAAATCAATCATTCCCAGAGATTATTGATAGATTGAATGCAATATATGTTGAATATGTTGTTGGAGATGCATCAGCTGAAGAGCTTGATGAGGGAATAAAACAAGCTCTATTATTAACTATTGGTAATTGGTATCAGAATAGGCAAGCGGTAGTGACTGGAACAATAGCAACAGAGCTTCCAATGAATGCTAAGTTTTTATTAGACCAATATAAAATACAAGTATGCAGATAGGGCATCTTGATAGAAGAATTACTTTGCAAAACTATGTTACAAGTGCTAATAGCTATGGTGAGTTAATAGAATCTTATAGTACTTATAGAGAGGTTTGGGCAAAAGTAGATTTTGATGGAGGTAGTCAATCAGATGAATTTGATAGAATAACAGCAATAAGCAAAGTGAAGTTTTTCATTAGAAACCTTGACTTAGCAGACTTAACCGAAAAAACAAGAATAAGCTATGATAGTAAACTATATTACATTCAAGCAATAAATGAGATTGAGGGAAGAGAGAGTTTTTTAGAAATAATAACTGAACAAAGAGATTAAATGAGTTTTAGTAGAGCAACAGAAAGAGTAACATTTAAGATGGAGGGTTTGAAAGAGCTTCAAGATTTATTTGCTCAATTACCTAAAACATTGAATAATGATAAGATGTTCAACAAGTTCTTTAGAGAGAACTCAAAACCATTAATTAAAGAAGCCAGAGCTAATCTTGTAAAAGAAAAAGCTGATAAAACTGGAAGATTAAAAAGGTCAATTGGCTATTTTACAACGAGAAGATCAAGAAAGTTCTTAGGCGGTTTTGTTGGCCCAAGAGTAAAAGGAGCATTTGGGTCTGGTAAAAAAAGTAAATCTGGTCAAGGTAAATCAGGATTCTATGGTGCTTGGATTGAGTATGGTGATGAGGTAATGTTTGGAGGAAGAGGGCCAATGAAAAGAGCTAAGAAATACTTTGAACCAGCTTTTAAAACAACTAAAGGTATAATGTTAAAAAATACTTTTAAAGATGCTGAGAAAGTAATTGAAAGGTCTGTTAAAAGCTATGCAAGAAGAACACAAAAATTTGGAATATTTGGAAGATAATGAAAGTAGGGTTAGCATTATATAGTTTATTGAGTAGCAATGGAGATGTGAGCTCAGTTGTTGGAACAAGAATCTTTCCAAACGTAGCTCCTCAAACTACTACATTTCCATTCATTATATATGAAGTGGATGGTGATGATCCTAATGATACTAAGGATGGAGTGAGTACAGTAGATGTTAATAATGTTACTGTAAGTTGTTATTCTAAATCTTATAGTGATGC